AGCTGCAACTGGAACTGCTGAAGTATCTTTAACTGGGGAACTATTAAGTATTGCAGAAGGTAATATTAATGTAGCTGCTAATGCAGACGTAGTGGTCACTGGTCAAGAATTGACTATGCAAGAAAATGCTCCAACTGTAACTGGAGATGCAAATGTTGATTTAACTGGAATAGGTTTTACAGCAAATCTTGGAACTGCTGCTTTAACAGTAAGTATTGATGTAGAGTTAACAGGTCAAGCAATGACCATGCAGGAAGGAACTGCAACAGCTCCAGATTCATTAGCTATATTAACAGGAATTGAAATGACAATGGCTGAAGGAAGTATCGCAGGACCAGTTATATGGAACCCAGTACCTACAGGTAATGCACCTATAGATCCTCCAGGTTGGAAAGAAGTGGCTTGATTTAGATAATAATGTAATTATAATGGAAATATTAAAGGATTTAAAATATGGCAAATTCAACATCAGCTAATTTAAAATTAACCGTTCAAACAACCGGAGAAAACTCAGGAACTTGGGGACAGATTACCAATACTAATCTACTAATTCTTGAGCAAGCGATTGGTGGTTATGATGCGGTTGGAATTACTTCAGGTGCAACTTTAACTTTTTCAAATGGTATTTTATCGAATGGTAAAAATCAAGTTTTAAAATTAACAGGAACTATAGCAGGAAATGTTAATGTAACTATTCCTGATTCCATAGAAAAAACTTATTTAGTTGAAAATGCTACAACAGGTGCCTTTACAGTAACTTTTAAAACTACTTCCGGGACAGGTGCCACATGGTCAGCTACCGATAAAGGATATAAAATTTTATACTCTGACGGAACTAACATTGTAGATATCACAGCTGATTTGGGAGACATCACTGCTGGCGATGTTACTTCAGGAGGCATAACTGCTACAGGAAATATTGTACCTGGTGCAAATGATACTTATGATTTAGGAGCTTCCGGAAATGTTTGGAGAAATGTTTATACGGGAGATTTACATTTAAATAATGAACACAAAACAAAAGGAAATATTGTGGACGGAACTAAAGGTAATTGGACTTTACAAGAAGGAAAAGATGATATATTTATGATAAATAATATATCTGGAGAAAAATTTAAAATTAATTTATCTAAGATAGAAGGAGATTTATAATGGGAGTAGTATCGTGCGGAACTACAATGTTAGACCAAGGTGTCTTTCAAAATATTGGAGCGGTCACTTGGGACACTACAGCTAAAACTTCAGGATTCACTGCTGTAAGTGGTAATGGTTATTTTGTTAACACAACATCTGCAGCAATTACAGTAACACTTCCAGCAAGTCCTAGTGCTGGAGATATTATTGCAGTAAAAGATTACGCAAATACAGCTGACACAAATAACATTACTCTTGGAAGAAATGGATCTAATATTGGTGGAGCTGCTGAAAATTCAATTTTGTCAACAGAAGGAATAGCCATTACTTTAGTTTATGTAGATGCAACAAAAGGTTGGTTAGTAACAGGTTCAGGTTTACAATCTGAAGCACCTCCTCCACAATTTATTGCAGCAACTGGTGGTACTATTTTAACTTGTGGTGATTTTAAAACTCACGTTTTTACAGGTCCAGGATCATTTTGTGTGTCTTGTGCAGGTAATCCAGCTGGTTCATCAACAGTAGATTATTTTATAGTAGCTGGTGGCGGTGGAACATTTGACGATAGATCAGCAGGCGGTGGAGCAGGTGGATTTAGATTATCTAATTCTGTGGGTTGTGTTCCAGGACCAACAATGTCACCTTTAGCTAATCCAACTGGATTACCTGTATCAATACAAGGATATCCTATTACAGTAGGTGCAGGAGGAGCAGCTGTTAGTGGTGGTGGTGCTCCAGGCACAAATCCAGGTTCGGTTTCATCTGCTCTTGGATTATCCTCTGCAGGGGGAGGTGGTGTAAATCAAGGTGGTGGTTCAGGAGGTGGTGGCTGGTGTGGCCCAATTGGTGGCGGAGCAGGTAATACTCCACCAGTAAGCCCTCCACAAGGAAATCAAGGTGGTAACGGGTTATCTTTTAGCCAAGGAACAGGTGGTGGTGGCGGTGCAGGTGCTGCAGGGCAAAATGGTTTACCTGGCCAAGGAGGAGCAGGAGGAGCAGGTTCTTTTTTAGCAGACACATTTATTGGTCCAACAGCTCCTAGTTATGGAACTCCAGGTCCAGTAGGTTCAACAAGATATTTTGCTGGCGGCGGCGGTGGAGCTAAATATCCAGGAGGTCCTGCAGGAGCAGGTGGCACAGGAGGTGGTGGTGCTGGAGGTCCAGGAAGTTCTAGAGGAACAGATGGTACAACAAATACAGGTGGTGGTGCTGGAGGAACTGGAGCAAATGGAGGTAGAGGACCAGATGGAGCAAATGGTGGTTCAGGTATAGTAATGATAAGATACAAATTTCAATAGGATATAATTATGGCACATTTTGCAAAACTAGGATCAAACAGTAAAGTTATTCAAGTATTGACTTTGAATAATTCTGATATGTTAAACGCTGATGGCGTTGAAGATGAAACAGTAGGACAACAGTATTTAGAAACACATAATAACTGGCCTGCACAAATGTGGATTCAAACATCTTACAATACGTCAAGAAACCAACATAATAATGGTGGAACTGCATTTAGAGGAAACTATGCAAGTATAGGTTATATTTGGGACGAAGATAATCAAATTTTCTGGCCTAGAAAACCTCACGCATCTTGGACTAAAAATATTTCAACTGCATCTTGGGATGCACCAATTACTTATCCAACAATTACAGACGATGCAGCAGATCCTGTTGTATGGAAATGGATTATCACTTGGAACGAAACTGCATATCAAGCTGATAATACTAAAGGTTGGGAAGGTACAAAACGTAATGAAGATGGAACAGATCATACTGATACAGCTACTTACGATTGGAACGGAACAGCTTGGGTTGCTCAATAGTTGACAAATAATTAATATTATTTTATATATGGTGGTGGTATGCAAAAGAAAGTTTTAACAGAGCAAGCATTATATTACGGTGATGTAGAGATGCCTAAGTATTGGGACATCGACCGAAATAAATTAACAGGCGACATTTTACAATCAACTTATTCAAACAAAGATTTTCCATTCTCAAGAACTTGGGATATGTTAAATACATATATGAGAGATCACATCGGTCTTGAATATGGAATCAATCTAGTTAACAAATCAACGTGGGGAAATATCTATAAACCTGCGGAAACAACTATTCCTTTATTAAATATTGATCCAGTGGATCTACGTAACTCTCCAGACTTTACATTATTATATGGTGTAAAAGTAAAGGATTGTTTTGTTAGAATACACTTTGAAGATAACAGACGTAAAGGAAGAAGTTGGGATATAGAACTTAAAAACAATATGTTCATATTGTTTCCATCAACTAATATGTATTATCTAACTAACACACAAAAAGATTCATTAAACTTTGTGCAAACAATAACTTATGAATATATCTAATTATTACTGGCATTTCCCTGCAGCACTTACACCAAAGTTTTGTGATGATGTAATAGCTTATGCTAATCAACAAGAAGAAGTAATGGCTAGAACTGGTGGGTATGGTGATAAAGAATTAAATAAACAAGAAATAAAAGATTTAAAAAGAAAAAGAAATTCTGATTTAGTATGGCTTAACGATACTTGGATATACAAAGAATTACATCCATACGTTCACGAAGCAAATGCAAAAGCTGGTTGGAACTTTGATTGGGAAAGATCGGAATCTTGTCAGTTTACAAAATATAAACACAACCAATACTATGATTGGCATTGTGATAGTTGGGATAAACCTTATGAAAAAGAAGGACCCGACAATGGTAAGATTCGAAAACTATCTATGACTTGTCAATTAACAGATGGTTCAGAATACACAGGTGGTGAACTAGAATTTGATTTTAGAAACTATGATCCACATATGAGAGACGAAGCTAAACATTTGAGAAGAGCAAAAGAGATTTTACCGAAAGGATCTATTATTGTATTTCCATCATTTGTATGGCATAGAGTTAAACCCGTAACTGCTGGCACAAGGTATAGTCTTGTAGTCTGGCATTTAGGAAGGCCTTTTAAATAATGTTTATAAATAATTATTTTAATACAACTATCTGGTCAGAACAAAAACCAGAATTTGTAAAGTCACTAAACAAAGCATCTAATAAATATATCAAAGATGCAAGAACAAGAGAGAAAACTTTTATTAAACAGCATGGTGACTTTGGAAGATCGTATCACTCAACACCACTTACAGCTGATAATGATTTTTTAGATTTTAGAAATTATATAGGTCAAAAGTCTTGGGAGTATTTAGATCATCAAGGTTTTGATATGCGACGATATACAACCATGTTTAGTGAAATGTGGGTACAAGAGTTTGCTAAAAAAGGTGGTGGTCATCATTCAGCACATGTACATTGGAATCAACATGTATCAGGTTTTTATTTTTTAAAGTGTAGTGATAAAACTTCTTATCCAATATTTCACGAACCTAGAACAGGAGCACGTGCTACAAAATTAAAAATGAAACCAAATCAAAAAGGTGTATGGCCTGGTGAAGAACTTATAAATTTTAGACCCACACCTGGAACATTAATCATCTTCCCAGGGTTTTTGGAACATGAGTTTGCAGTAGATTTTGGTAAAGAGCCTTTCAGATTTATACATTGGAATATACAAGCTGTGCCGATTGAGATGGCTAAAGATGTTTAAAAAGAAAAAGTATACAGTTATACGTCAAGCAATATCAAAAGATTTAGCTGCATTTGTTGCAAATTATTTTAGTATGCAAAAACAAGTTTACGATACTTGTAGAGAAGCTAGATACCTATCACCTTTCGAAAACATTATAGGTCACTACGAAGGTAATGATGAACAAATACCAAATACATATAGTCAGTATTCTAATATTGCTATGGAAACTTTAATGTTAAAATGTCAACCTAAGATGGAAGAAGTAACAGGTCTTAAATTATATCCAGCATATACTTATGCTAGAATATATAAAAAAGGTGACGAGTTAAGAAGACATAAAGATAGATTTAGTTGTGAGATATCGACTACTATGAATTTAGGTGGCGATGATTGGCCGATCTATTTAGAGCCATCTGGAGAGACAGATAAAAAAGGTATTAAAGTAGATTTAAAACCAGGAGACATGTTAGTATATTCTGGTTGTGAATTAGAGCATTGGAGAAATAAATTTAAAGGTAAAGAATGTGTACAAGTATTTCTTCACTATAATAATCGTAAGACACCAGGTGCAAGAGATAATATGTTTGACAAAAGACCACATTTAGGACTTCCATCTTGGTTTAAAAGGTAGTATATTATGATGGAGGCAGGGCACCACCACATACCCCCTGTCTCCTTTATAATATATTATGCTACAAAAACTTAATTTTAAACCTGGTTTTAACAAAATGGTCACAGATTCAGGAGCTGAGTCTCAATGGGTTGATGGCGATTTTGTTAGATTTAGATATGGACTTCCTGAAAAAATAGGTGGTTGGTCTCAACTTACTAACTCTAATAACACATTGCCTGGTGTAGCAAGAGCACAGCACGCTTTTGCAGCTATAAATGGTGAAAAATATGTAGCAATAGGAACTTCACAAGGTTTGTTTTTATATTATGCAGGTGAGTTTTTTGATATCAGTCCTTTAGATGATGGTATTACAGGAGCTAATTTTGATGCAACATCAGGTTCTGCTACAGTTACCGTAAATAAAACAGCACATGGTTTATTAGATGGAAGATATGTAACATTTTCATCTGTTACAGTTCCAACAGGTTCAGGCTATGCAACAACAGATTTTACAGAAAATACTTTTGAAGTAAGAAATAAAACTGCGAATACATTTGAGATTATTATGCCTTCTAATTCAGCAGGTACGACTTCTGGAACAGGGTCTGCACAAATTGATCCATATGAAATAGTTGGTCCAACATTTCAAACCGCAGGTTTAGGTTGGGGTACAGACACATGGAGTTCAGGTACATGGGGAACTGCAAGTGCAACCAGTGACGTGGTTCTGGATCCAGGTTTATGGTCTTTAGATAACTTTGGTCAAATACTTGTTGCAACTATTCATAATGGTAAAACATTTACATGGAACGCAGGTGTAGCAACTCCTAGAGCAAACAGAGCAGTTGTCATGTCTGGTGCTCCTACTAAAACAAGACTGACTCAAGTATCAGATAGAGATAGACATGTATTTCATTTTGGAACAGAAACAACTATTGGAGACTCTACTACTCAAGATCCAATGTTTATAAGATTCAGTGACCAAGAAAATTTTAATGTGTATCAACCAACAGCAACTAATACTGCAGGAACGTTTAGATTAGATAAAGGTAATGAAATTATTGGAGCAGTGTCTGGTAAAGACTATACACTAGTATTAACAGATACTTCTGCTTATGTGATCCAATTTGTTGGACCACCATTTACATTTAGTATTAGACAAGTTGGTAGTAACTGTGGATTGATTGGTCAGAATGCATTAAGTTATTCTAATGGTATTGTGTTTTGGATGTCTGGTGAAGGTGGATTTTTTATGTTTGATGGTACTGTAAAATCTATTCCTTGTGAAGTTGAAGACTTTGTATTTACTACAACAGGAGATAATTTAGGAATCAACCAGAGTTCAAATCAATTGGTTTATG